CTTCTTACGCTCTTCCTTTTCTTCGCGGAGATACTCCATTACCTTTTGAGTAACTTCGATAACATCATCATATGACTTAGTATCATTAATGAGAGTAACAAGAGATTCTTCTTTCTCATTAAACTTGATATTGAGTGCTGCGCCGCCCTTGAAGTATAGGTTGCAGCGGTCAATGAAATTCATGGTATTCAGATCAACACCATTGGTGCCAAAAAAATCCTTCTCGACCAATTCACGATATCCGCGAATGAATGAGTTACGCAGACCAGGATACTTGTCCTTGATCTTACGTTCAATCCGTGCATCTTCTACCACATTAGCCACGGACATAGACAACTTCATCGAAATTGCCTTTTGCATACCATCTTCTGGTGTGTAAATTGCATGTCCAGTTTCATGTCCCATGAAAAGGTCATAGAGGAAAGGCGAAATCTTCGAATCCAGAGTTGGAACCGTGAGAATTCGGTTCTTAACATCAAAGGATGCAGTACGGACATTACGTTGTTCAACAATAATGTTCTCGGTTGCCATCAGTTTGGCAAGAAGTGACTTAGATTGAATGAGATCCATGTGATTTCCTATGTAGAAGACTACATTCTATCAGAAGAAAACTAGTGTGTCAAGTGTTTTGTTGCTCGGAAGAGACATTTGCATAAGGAACTGCTTTAATAATGATGTTTCCTTCATCATTAACTGAAAACTGAAGGCGTTGACCTTCTTTCCAGCCCAATTCCGCAATCATCTCATCTGGAAATGTCAGAATTCCGTCTCCTGAACCATCCGGCGCCTCTTCGATCAATGTTACATACGATTTAGTCATACAATTGCTTCAATTTTGCATAATTTTCTTGATCCTTTTCGAATCCAGAAAGTGTTGCCCACTTTCGAATCACTTGGTCAAGTAGTTGCCAAGGTTGTGGTTCAGTAGTTTCAGTAGTTTCATTGTGTTGAGTGTTTTCGTTCATTTTTTTACCTTTTTAATTACAAAATTTCATTTTTACGACCAAGAGAAGCAGGATTCATGCCCTCAGAAACATAAACATAAGAGGATTTATGAATAGGTGCTACACAATTCGACAAATGATCTACAATTTTTCGATCTTTGATAGAAAGACGGTGGTAATCCTTCATGATTCCAGTCTTGGTGAGAGCACCTTTGAATCCTGTGTCGAGGGAAGCAATCCTAGGCTCTTTCCGCACATATGGAGTACTAGAAACAACAGGGTTAACTCGCTCGAAGGAAACACCTTTAGACAAACTAACACCTTTTGGTTGATGAGACTTCAACCAAATATCATATTGTTCCTGTTTGGCCCTAGGAACTTTCTTCTTTTTCGATTTTGGTACCGAACTATAATAAAGCATAATATAAACCTCGTAGTGTGGAGGCATCAAGTGTAACATAGACAAAAACCGGTGTCAAGTTTGAGGTTGTAAAGAAACAACAATATCAATACTTATTGTTCTTATTTCTCACATACAAATATTCATCTTCATTAAAATTTTCTTGGTCCCAATTCATTTTTTGTTTCCGAACCTCAGACTGAAGACTTTTTCGATTACGTTCACTAGATCCATTTTTAGATTTCACATAATCATCTTTATAATCTTTATCTTTTCGGAACTTACCTAGAAATTTCGACACTTACCTATCTCCTGTTATTTTTGTGAAAGTTATACCACGAATCTTAGATTCGGGTTGATTAATCATATCGAAATCCGAAACATAAGTTATATCGGAATTAGGATACAAAATTTTTACTAGTTTTAATATTTGACAAACTGTGCCATCCGAATCATTGAAATCCATGACTTCATCAACACACTTTAATTCTTTAATTATTTCTTTTCTTGTTTCATAATTTTGCATTGATCCGCCCTGAGATATACCCATCCACCAGTCGGAATGCACACCTACTATAAGCCAATCTCCTTTTCTCTTACATGCTCTTAGAAAATATAAATCTTCTATTGATAGTGGATCAAATCCACCGCAAACGACGATTATCTTTTCTCTTTTCTTCATGTTAGCATATTAGGAAAGACTTCTTCCACAAATTTACGATCAAGTCCTTTCACACCTAGGTCTTTTGCGAAAATACCAATAACGACCTCGGCTTCTCTGAATTCGAGAGATTCTAGGATTTGTAGTAGAAGTTCTTCTCTACGCTGATCCGTCAATTTTTCCGCTGTAGGATCACCTTTACGAAACATATAAAATTTACGAAGCTGTTGTGGAATACTCGAAAATGCCGAACCTGGAAGTAGATCGGGTAACTTGTAATTATTTGGTAGTTCAGTTACAAGCCATTCATATTTTGGATGAAAAGTCATCAAAATAATATCATATAATGCCTGTGACATATTACGTTTAAGTACTAAGAATCTCTCTTCTTTTGTATTAGCAAGTTCAAATTCATCAAAAATCTCATACATATTTTTCATTAAAATTCCTCAATTACGTCCATAAGATTTTTCAACTTATGTTCGATAAAATAATTTAGCATTTTCTGCTTGGTTGCGGGTTTGGTTTCATCATACGTATTTATGATTTTCTCTTTAATCTCGATAGGAATAAAAGTCAGGTCAATAAGTACTTGGTTGCGGAAAAATCCCGATTTAACGTCTTCTTTCCATTCAGAACTTTCCTCGGTGAGGAGTTTCTTAATTAGATTTTGGGTGATAGGTTTTTGTCGCATATCACGAACGAAACAATCGGCCGGTGAAAACATATTTGGAATGCCATCACCCTTATCACCACGAATAATCTTCTCTTTAAGTTCAATTAGAGGATGTTCAGACTTGACGAATTTCTTTTGAGAAGGATTGTATTGCTTGATATTGCCGTATTGTTGCAATTGGAGAAAGTCCCCATCACTGGAAAGGATAAGCACCTTTTCATTCTTGCAATACCTAGGAGCAAGAGTTCCAATAATGTCGTCGGCTTCTGCACCGTCAACATCAATAACCTTGTACGGAAAGCTTTCCTTCAGTTCGAGTTTGAATTTACCTAGCATATCAAAAATCATGTGCCAATCGAGCGCGGATTTTTCTCGGGCCTTCTTACGTCCAGCCTTATAGAAAGGAAAAAACTCTTTACGCCAATATTTACGATTATCACAACACAGAATAACTTCACCATACTCACTACGAAAATTCTTAATATGCATACGAATAATATTAAGAATCATATGTCGCACAAGGCTTTCATCCAACTTGAGGCCTTTTTGATTGGAAATTTGAGACATTAGACCGGCCAATAGCACCTGGTTTAGATCAACGAGAATCATATAAATCTTTCAATAGTTTGAAACAAAATTCAGTATATCACAAAGTTGAAAGATTGTCAAGTGTGCTTTTCAAAAATTTCTTGGAGGTTGTGGTCTTTTTAGCAACTAGACCATACCAATTCTGTGGAATCAATTGTCCGATATAAGTAAACGGATCAATTAGAATTGCATCAAAATTATCCAAATCTACCATTTCATCTTCTTTAAGTTTAAATAATACAATATGATAAGCATCACCTAGCACAGAACCATCTAATTTTTTACCGGGCTTTTTATATACTTGCTGTTCAAGATGTATGGTTTCTTGTTTCGATCCTGGTAGGAAAAACAATACATCATACTTGCACTTCTTCATTTCTTCTGGAAATTCTATCATTATAATCCTTAATATGTGATTTACGTACCCGTACCATTATCCAAGTATTATAGTAATCATTTCCTTCCATAACATTATTATGAAATTGCTCTTTTGCTTCCAGATAACTGCATTCACCTTTCGACTTACACAGATGTAGGATTTCTCTAGAAAATGACTCTACTCCAAGTAGTATAACATCTTTTTTCAGTTCCTCGTTGGAACCATAGTAAGTTTGCCAGTCACTCTGCACCTTGTACCTTTTCTTTTTACCTTTTATTTGTTTGGTTTTCGAAAAATGAAACAATTTCTTACCAATGTATTTTCTACTATTGGTAAGATTTGTTATCACATACACAAAACCACAATAATCAAGTATTAAGTCTTCAGTAAATTCAGTTTTCTGATAATGCCAATTCAGTCCCATTTATCTACATCATCAGCATCTTCTTCTTCGTCTTCATCCACCGCTTCAGTTAGTTCATCAATAACTTCACCACAGAATGGACAATGTTCCGGAAATTCCTCCGATACCAATTCTTCAGTATATTCTACATTATAAGAAGATTCACAATTTAAGCATTCTCCTGAAATTATTTTGTCTGTCATAATTTTTCCTTTTATTATTATTATTAATTAGCCCAAACATCTGACCAATCTCCTGATAGGGCACCTTTAGCATAATCGGTTGCTCGGTTTTCGAAAAAGTTTGTGTGTGTTGGAGCATTAATCATCTCTTCCACCCAAGGTAGAGGATTTCTCTTAACCTTGAAGATACCTTTTAGTCCTAACGAAATAAGTCTACGATCAGTAATGTATCTAATATATTGCTTAACATCGGCCGCCGTCAAATTTTCCATTTCACCTAGATTAAAAGCTAAGTCAATAAATTGATCTTCAAGCTGAACCATTCTTTCCGCAATTGTATATATCTTACCTTTAAGATCATCAGTCCAAATTTCACGATTTTCTTCAATGTATGTCCTGAACAATTTAATCATAGACTCACAATGTTGAGTTTCATCAACAATCGACCATGTGACAATCTGACCCATTCCACGCATCTTTCCATTTCGGGGAAAGTTCAAGAGCATGATGAAGGATGAG